GGGGTGATCTTTGGACTTGGATTGATGGGATGAATATAAAGAATCCATCACATTGGACATTCGAAGGCGGGTTTTACGGTGAATGCGGTAACCTGTATGTTGCTGACCACGGATTCACGGATGACACCGCTGAAAGTCCATATCAGGACACCGGTATCTATCCGGCTTATTCAACATGGAGGTGCATTTCGGCATTTGGCTACTCAGAAAAATATGACTGGCTTTTTGTTCCCGTGGAAACTGCCGGGAATTCTGCCGTCCCTGTCGGTGACTGCTATCAGAATTATAGACCTGGATGGGTGGTCGTCCTATTGGGCGGGCGCTGGGGTCATCAGTCGGATGCTGGACCTTTCATGATTTCTCTGACTGATCCTTCCTTTCGGCGGGGGCGGCATATCGGCGGGCGGTTGGTGTATATACCAAGCAAGAAAGCGGTATAAACAATATCAAGAAAGGTGGTAAAAAATGAAACAGTATTTGAAGGTGAGAGGCGCCCAGCAGCCGGAAGCAAAAGTGATTGATGAGTTTTCTGTTTGGATTGCAGAAAATATCACTCCGGTATCTGAACCGGGGGAGGACGAACAGCCGGGATTTGAAGGCTATGAATTCGACCTGACCCAGTACACCAAGGAGGAGTATATCAATCTGATTAGCAAAAAGAACTCGACCCTGGAAAAACAGGTTACTGACACACAGCTTGCTCTGTGTGAAGTGTATGAAATTTTAGGTTAAGAAAGGAGTGGGCTTAATGGCAAAAATTTACGCTGACCTTATCAGAAAGGGCATAAAGACGATGGATGACGTGCCAGAGAAGTTGAAAAAGGCGGTCATGGATATTTTAGAAGGTGATAACTGATGCTTTGTCAGTTTATCATAAAAATTTTATTCAGAAAGGACGTGGAAGAAATGGCAGTGATTTATGCCGCCCTGATTGTAAAGGGGAAAAAGGATTTTGTTGATGTTCCTGAAAAAATCAAGGAGCAGGTGAAGGAATTGTTGATTGACCTTGATTGTAGTGGAATGGTGCAGTAATCAAAGTAATCCCAAGTAAACGAAAAAACACGCTGTATGACGGTTGTATGAAGTCCTGGGGCGTGTTTTTTTTCATGTCAAAACGAGAAAGAAGGTTAAGGGAATGAAAGAAGGAATTTGTACGGGAATCGGCGTTATTGGTTAAGGGAATGAAAGAAGGAATTTGTACGGGAATCGGCGTTATTGGCGGTCTGATTGCGTCACTGTTCGGCGGTTGGGACGCAGGACTGGCAACGCTGATTATTTTTATGGCGGTTGACTATCTGTCAGGGCTGATTGTCGCCGGGGTGTTCCACAAGAGCAGCAAAACGGACAGCGGGGCGCTGGAGTCGAAAATCTGCTGGAAGGGTCTTTGCAGAAAGTGCATGGTGCTGGTTTTTGTGCTGGTGGCGTATCGTATCGATTTGGTTATTAACACCAATTACATACGGGATGCGGTCATCATTGCATTTATCGCGAATGAGCTGATTTCGATTGTGGAAAATGCCGGTCTGATGGGATTGCCTATGCCGGACGCGATCACAAAAGCGATTGATATTTTGCAGAAGAAACCAGATGGCAAGAAATAATGAAATGGAGGTTTAAAACTATGAAAACTCAAACAGAAGTGAAAGAGTATGCACTTGCAGCATCGTCCTGGCTGTATGTCTGGGGGGCAAACAGTGAAAAGATTACCGTTGCACTTATGGACAGGCTGTATCGTGATTATGGCTCTTTCAGCTATCCACGCTCCTATTACGATAAAAAGCTCGCCGCCGGCGCGGGGAAAATGGCTGCGGACTGTTCCGGGTTTCTAATGCCGCTTTCGGGATATGATGATACCGCACAGGGATATTATCATTCCTGCCCGCAAAAGGGGGTAGCATCAAGCCTGCCGAAAACCCAGGTGTGCCTGGTGTTTAAGCGCAACAGTTCTGGGCGCATGTATCATGTCGGTATCTACCTCGGAGATGGTACGGTGGCAGAGATGGCAAGCTCTGCGGCAAACTATCAGCATTGTAGTCTGTCTGCAAACGGATGGACACACTGGGGAAAACCAAAATGGATTGACTACGCCATGGAGGTAGACCCTCATAAGTGCGTGCTGGATTTGGAAGCTGCATTACCGTCACTGGTTAAGGGGCATCGGTGCAGCTATGTCAAAACTCTTCAGCATCTTTTGGCGGCAAAAGGGTATGATACCAATGGCATTGATGGTATTTTTGGAAGCGGTACAGAGGCAGCGGTTAAGCGGTTTCAAGTAGATTCCAGACTCGCTGTCAGCTATCCGGGAACCGTTGGGCGAAAAACCTGGGAGGCGTTGTTGAAAGGATAGAAGAATGGCAAGGCTTATACCTGTGCCTTTTTAGCGGTAAAAATGTATCTTGTAATCTAAAGCTACATATGCTATAATGCCAGTAAGCAAAGAGAAACAGAAAGTCCATGCAGTACGACAACAAAAAGCCCCAGTGTTCCCGCACTAGGGCTTTTCTATTCCCCCCGTTCTTTTGATAAGACTATATTAGGCTAGTTTAAGTATTCGGTCAATACATATTTGTAAAAAGTTTAAAAATGCTTGAAAAAATTTCCCATAGGTGATAATATGGAATTAAGCAGGAGGTGAGGGGATGGCGTTTGCAGATAAAAAAGCGGCATTTGCTTATGTGAATGAATACCAAAAAGAGAAATATGATAGAATTACAGTTATGGCGGGAAAAGGGAAGAAAGTAGAGTATCAGGCGGCGGCAAAGGCGGCAGGAATGTCTTTGTCTGCATTTATTGAAATGTGTGTGGATGAAAAAATATCGAAAGAATAGTTTAAATATGCTACAATAATATTATCAGATGAGGCAAGTAAATCTGATGAACGGAAAGGAGAATAGGAAGATGGAGGTATCGGAGATGACAGAGAAAGAGCAAGCCGCAATTATGATTGATATTTACACAGACTTACAGCGAATTCAGAAAGCGGAGGATAAAGACAAGGAATTATCCAACCAGCTCCGCAAGGCGAAAGCTAAACTTGAAGCATTGGGGATTGTAACCGAGAATTTAACAATCGAGTAGCAAAGGAGCGGAACTTGCCACCGCTCCTTCGCTTTAAGCTGGCACAAATAATTTTTAAAGCTATGGTTTCAGGCAGATTTCAGAATCGCTGTCAGCTGCCCGGGAACCGTTGGGCGAAGGCGAAAAACCTGGGAGGTGTTGTCGAAAGGATAATGTAAAAATATTATTGCGGCAGAATGTGGAATATGGTATGATTTGATACATGGGAAACCATAGAGCCAGGCGGCTTTATCCCTCTTGCATTTTGCGGAGGGCATGACAGCCCTCCAGACGAAAGAAAGGAGGGCGATGCGATGATTACATATCAGGATTTCTTTTCGTTCTGTACGTTCATTGTTGCCCTTATCGGTCTGCTTTATCCACTACTACCAATAGTGACGGCTGACCCTTTTCGGAGGGTATAGGCTATCATTAAAGGGGATAGAGCCGCTTCTATGGCTTTCCCTTTTATATCTTTAATATAGCACATCTTGCGTTAGGATTCAAGAGGTTTTGAGAAGGGAAACATAAATTAACCATTATTGGTTTTTACAGTACGGCGGGCTATACTGCTGAAACCAATAATATAGGAGTGGAGAAGCCAATTCGTTCAGGCTTCTCCTTCGATATTATGCGTAATAGTGGATATGCAGGTCTGTATTGGCACGATCCCATACAATCTCTTTGATGACACTTCGTATGGCAACACCTTTGATTTGATAATCTACGTCCGGGTCAGATAGTAAATCATAAACGCTTTCGACCCGGTTTAGGATTTCTGACTTGCTGGGAGTTGAGGCAACGGAGGAAATCTGTTCTTTGAGCCGTTCGATTTCCTGAAAAATCTCTGCGCGTTCTTTTGCCAGTCTTTGTTTGTTAATCTTGTATTCCTCAAGGGTGTCAACCCCTCCCTCATAGGCTTCTCGAATCCGCAGTTCTTTCATATCCACGCGGGCAAGGGCATTGTTCAGAATTTCTGTATCATCATTCTGGCTGTGTTCTGCTGACACGCATTCAAATTCGATAGTTCCGGTGCTAATGACAGTTTTTAGGGACTCCAGCACCGCCTGCTCAATCCGTTTTTGCGATATAGAGTTAGAGCCGGTGTGGACTCCCTTCATATATTTCCAGCAGTTGAAGAAGCTGCTCCG